AGTTAGCTGCTTATGGCGGCTACTGCATACAGGACGTAGCGTTAACTCATAAGTTGTTTAAAGTGTTAGCCAAAGATTTTCCTAGGTTTGAACTTAATTTAATTGATCTCACAACGCGTATGTTTAGTGAGCCTGCTTTAGTGCTGGATAAAGAAATTCTTACCGGCCACCTAAAAGAGGTTGTAGATATTAAAGAAGAACTAATGGCTAAGGTTAAGCACGAGAAAAAGAAGTTAACGAGCAATCCCCAATTTGCTGAACTGTTACGCGGGTACGGTATAGAGCCTCCTATGAAGGTAAGCCCTACTACAGGTAAGGAAACCTTCGCCTTTGCAAAGACTGACGAGGCGTTTAAGGAACTAAAAGAGCATCCGAACCCTGAAGTACAAGCCCTTGTAGCTGCTAGGCTAGGGGTAAGGTCTACTATAGAAGAAACCAGAACTCAGCGTTTTATAGACATAGCAAGCCGTGGGCCGTTGCCAATCCCGTTGCGTTACTACGCTGCCCATACGGGTAGGTGGGGCGGCTCCGACAAGATCAACATGCAGAACTTGCCGCGTGGCTCTAGGCTTAAGAAGGCTATGTGCGCTCCTGACGGGTATAAGTTTATAGATTGTGACCTGTCTCAGATTGAAGCTCGTACCCTAGCATGGCTTGCGGAAGAGGACAGCCTGATAGAGGCGTTCGACCGAGGCGATGACGTGTATAAGATTATGGCATCCGCTATATACGGTAAGGTGGAAACAGATATAACTAAGGAAGAAAGATTTGTAGGCAAGACTACGATACTAGGTGCAGGCTACGGCATGGGGCACATTAAGTTCCGCGCGCAGCTAAAAAACTTTGGGGTAGATTTAGCTGAAGAAGAATGTGAACGTATTATCAGAGTGTACCGTGAAACCTACCCCGCGATACCTGCACTATGGCGTGAGGCCAACAAAGCTCTGAAGACAATGATGCAAGATAAGGTAGACGGCTTAGGGAGGGAGGGTATTCTTTCTGTGGAAGGCACTAGAGGTATACGGCTGCCGAACGGACTGTATATAAAGTACCCCAATTTGCGCGTTCAAGAACCGGAAGAAGAAGGCGGGTACGACGAGACGGTGTACGACACGCGCAAAGGCAGGGCCATACTCCCCAACAGAATATACGGCGGTAAAGTAATAGAGAATGTATGCCAAGCCCTAGCCCGTAATGTTATTGGTGAGCAGCTTCTTAGGGTGGCTAAAAAATATAAAGTAGTGATGACCGTGCATGATGCGATTGGTTGCCTCGCTAGGGAAGCGCAAGTAGAAGAAGCAATGCAGCGGGTCGAGAAAATTATGCGGGTGCGACCTACATGGGCGCTTGACTTACCCTTAGATTGCGAGGGTGGTTACGGGGCTTCTTACGGAGAGTGTTAAGTTTTTGTATGGGGGGTTTGCTTCTTTACCCCGATGTCCCAGTGGGCGGTGGGCATATTCAGCAAAACACCCTCAGTTAACGATCACGCCCACGGTGTTAGGTTTTTATCATTATCCTAGCACTTCCTGCGAGATGCGTTGCCGAGTAAGCCGCGCTAAGGCTAGTCGTGTGAGTAGGGCATTGGGGTTCCGAATTGGGGGAGCAACAGTGCCCTACAGGCCACGCACCTTTACTTAAAACTAAAAGAGGATGATGATGATGGGTAAAACTGTAGAAGAGTTAGAGAGAGAGTTGCATAACGCGAAGGCTTCACTTAGCTACCATAAGAATAAGGGTAAGGCTAAGACTAAGCGCAGTCGGGGGCAGTCTCCGAAAGCAAGAGAATACGCGCTTGCTCAGCAGATTGCTTGGAACGATGAAAAGAGGGCTATGGCACACGTAATAGCTAAGCTCACGACTACTAATGACGAAGACTATAAGAGCACACGCGACCAAGCGTATTGTATGCCAATAGAAGAGGTTAGAAGTTTAGCTAAGGGGCACGAAAAAGCAGTAGCCGAAGACGTTAGACAGCGACAAGAAAAAAGAAAGGCGAAAGGAAAGACGGAAGAGGGAGCTGCGCTGCCTCTCGATATACCCGTCCCAGTTAAGAAGGTGATACCCAAAAGCTCTACGCCTAACTACCAAGTCGGAAGAGATAGCGAAGAAACACCCACCGCCGTCCCAGTTAAGACCACTACCCTACGCCTTGCTGTAGAAGTAGTGTCAGCGATGACTGGGTTTGAGGGTCTAAGTAATGCGCAAGTTGTCGGGCATATACTAAATCGTTACCTTCAATACAATAAAGATGGGCAACTTTAGGCTGGATTGAGAGGAAATAATAATGGCAACAACAAATAAGAAATCAAACTACTGGAAAGACAACCGGCGATACCTTTTACTCGTAGGCGCTGCTGTAGCTGCCAGTCTGGCTTTGGGCTTAATTACCTTCCCCGCCTTCGTAGCAGTTGGTTCACGCACCGCCGAGAAAGAGCTTGCCGCTATTGTAGTAGAGGAAGTAGAAGAACTGCCGCCCGTGGTTATCAAAGTTGATAACGTCAACTGCGTCATAGCAGAAGAACCTACACTAACCTACTACGTACAGACAGATACGGTGCGGGTCAGTATAGAGTGCGACAGTGACATACTGTTCCATTACCTACCCGCAATGCCTGTAGTTAGCTTAGGAGAATGATGATGGCTAGAGATAGAATAATGGTAGAGTTAGAAGAGTACCTGAACACACAAGAACCGGATTACGTAGACCCTGCGGAGCGTAGGCAAGAGATGGCTGAACGTGCAGCGGATGAAGCGATGTCTAAGTGGGATGATGAATGAAAATAGTAATAGAACTTAGCGAAGAAGACGGCGAAGAAATGGTAGAGCTAGGAAAGCAACTGTTGGACGTTGTTGTTAGGCTAGAAGATTTGGAAAAGCGTCTTGAGGCACTTTTAGATGCCGGATGATCTGAGTACTAACGTATGCCCTAAGTGTAAAGAAACTTCTGAGCAAGTGCTTAACATGCAGGAAAAGAAACGAGTGGGGTGGTACTGCTTAAAGTGCCATTACTTTGAAGAAGCGATTCTAAGAGAGACAACCATCGCCCCCACAATTACAAAGATTCATACATAAGAAAGGAGGCGGCTAGTGGCGAAGGGCGAGAAAGAATTACAGCGCGAGAAATTAGCGCAAGACATAAAAGATTATTTAGTTAAGGGCGGTAAAGTTCGCCAGTTCGCACGCGATGCTTCTGCCTATGACTCAGTAGGGCAGCCTACATGGGAAACTCGCAATCGTCCAAAAATTACCCGCACCAAGAAAGGAACAATAATATGACAGCTTGGTCTTACAGCAGCTTAAGTACGTTTAAGCAATGTCCTAAGAAGTATTACCATCTGAAGGTAGCTAAAGACGTAAAGGACAAGGGCAGTTCAGCTATGTACTACGGCAACGAGGTGCATAAAGCAGCAGAAGAGTTTATTAAAAATGGAGTTGAAGTCCCTAAGAAATTCGATTACATGAACCCAATACTAAACTCTTTATCTAACATCAATGGGGAGAAGCATTGTGAGATAAGGTTTGGCATCTCTTACGACGGAGAAAAACATAAGAGAACTAAGTTCTTTGCTACGGACGTATGGTTTCGGGGCATTGCCGACCTGCTTATAGTCAATGGGGAAAAAGCGTACTTGGTAGACTATAAGACAGGTAAAAACGCAAAGTATGCAGACACTAAGCAACTCGATATGTTAGCGGCTGCGACGTTTACTTACTTCCCCGAGGTGCAATACATAAAATCTGCGCTGCTGTATGTAGTTAGCAACGATTTTATAAACAAAGTACATACACGAGACGAGCAAGAACTTTTATACACTACCTTCGACGGGCCTCTAGAGGCTTTAGCCTCTGCTGAAGAACACGATGTGTGGAACGCGGTGGACGGCCCACTGTGTGCATACTGCCCAGTAACTAGCTGTGAACACAACAGGAGATAAACAATGAGATACGCAATACTGGTAGACATAGAGGATAAAACTTTTATAGACGGTAATTACGAAGGCAAAGATTTAGCTATGGATATGTATAGCCACTGGTCAGAAACCTATCCGTACCTTACTTTCCAACTCGCTGCTGTAGTTGCGACAAACCACCCTATACCCGACGAACTATTTATGCCTAGGAACAAAAAGATTTTAGCCTACGCCAATAGGGTAGAAGAGTCCAAAGTTAGCCCTAAATGGACTAAAGGTCCGGGGGCGATTGAAACAAAATTGCATTAAGAACGGGAGCTAAGCAATGAAAAAGCCAAGAAATTATAGAAAGGAATATGATAACTACCAAGGCACTGAAGAGCAAAAGAAGAACCGCGCAGCGCGTAATAAAGGCCGAAAGACTATGGAGGCAGCGGGTAGAGTAAGTAAGGGAGACGGCAAGCACGTCAACCACGTCGTGCCCCTGTCGCAAGGAGGTAGCGCAGAAACTAGTAATCTTTCGGTCAAGAAGGCTAAAGACAACTGGTCTTACGCACGTACTAGTACTGGCGCTATGAAAAAGAACTCAGGTAAAGCATGAAGATTGTAAAAGATAAGGCCATAATATTTAGGACTACAAAGCCGCACCTCGTAACGGAGCGAATAAAAAACCATAAAGTAGTCGATCAAAACGATGGCACTTTTAAAGTAGCAATACGTTGGGCGTTAAAAGAAGCACAGATTCTAACAAGGCTAGGTGTTAAAGACGTACCTTCCCCCATAGGGCGCGACTATGAATGGTCGGGGCGCTTTACGCCTTTTGACCACCAAAAGAAAACGTCTTCTTTCTTAACGCTAAACAAAAAAGCCTTCTGCTTTAACGAGCAAGGCACTGGTAAAACAGCATCTGTTATTTGGGCTGCTGATTACCTTATGCAGCAGGGGAAAATTAAACGTGTGTTAGTAATATGCCCTCTGTCTATTATGAAATCCGCATGGCAAGAAGACTTGTTCAAGTTTGCTATGCACCGCACTTGTTCTGTAGCACATGGCACCGCTGCCCAACGTAGGAAGATAATTAATGCAGGGTCTGAGTTTGTAATTATAAACTTTGATGGTGTAGCTGTAGTCAGAGACGACATTGTGAAAGGAGGCTTCGATCTTATTGTGATAGACGAAGCTAACGCCTATAAGAACGCACAGACTAATCGTTGGAAAATGTTAAACAAATTAATTGCCGGGATGGAATGGTTATGGATGCTTACAGGTACTCCAGCAGCACAATCTCCAGTGGATGCGTTTGGTTTAGCTAAGTTGGTAAGCCCCAATAAAGTCCCACGTTATTTTGGGCAGTTCAAAGATCAAGTAATGTACAAAGTCTCCCAGTACACATGGCGGCCTAAGCCAGAGTCTAGTGACATAGTGCATAAAGCTTTGCAGCCTGCTATTCGGTTTGAGAAAGACCAGTGCTTAGACCTACCCAGTGTTACTTTCGTAGACCGAGAAGCCCCTCTTACTAAGCAACAAGCCACCTACTACAAGCAGCTTAAAGACCGCATGGTTATGGAAGCGGACGGAGAGTACGTTACATCTGTTAACGCAGCCACTAACTTAAACAAACTCTTACAAATATCAGGCGGTGCGGTCTACACGGACGATAGACAAGTTATTGAGTTTGACGTAAGCAATCGCCTGCGGGTAGTTAAAGAAGTAATAGATGAATCGTCGCACAAGATTCTGGTGTTTGTACCCTTTACCCACACCATTGAATTGCTTAAAGAATTTCTTAACCAGAATAAAATAAGTTCTGAAATAATAGCAGGGAAGGTTTCGGTAAATAAACGCAGTGAAATAATAAAAGACTTCCAGACCACAGATAAGATTAGAGTGCTAATAATCCAGCCGCAGGCAGCTTCACACGGCCTGACGTTGACGGCAGCTAACACAGTAATCTGGTACGCCCCCGTTACAAGCGTAGAGACGTACTTGCAAGCTAACGCTCGTATAGACAGGCCCGGCCAACACAACCCAATGACTGTGGTGCATATAGAAGGTAGTGCGGTTGAACGCAAGTTGTACAACATGCTGCGGTCTAATATAGAAAACCACGTTAAAATAATTGATTTGTATAAACAAGAAATAGATGCTTGACATTGTAAAAGAGATTGATCCATACTAGCTCCCCCTACGATTAGGAGGAACTATGAAAAATACCGCAGACAAATTAGCCGCTATCTACATCAAGATGCGGGAAGCAGTGAAAGAAAAAGAAGAAGAAATAAAAACAATAAAAACACAGCAAGAACGGGTAAACCAAGAACTGCTCGACCTCTGTGAAGAACAAAATTTAGACAGTTTAAAAACACCCGCAGGTACGGTAACGCGCAGAGTGCAAACTAATTTTTGGACGAGTGACTGGGAAGAAATGCACAAGTTTATCAAAGAGAATGATGCGTTCCACTTACTAGAGAAGCGTATACACAATACTAGTATGAAAGAATTCTTGGCAGATAACCCAGACCAGATGCCAGTCGGACTACAGACCAACCGTAAGTATATTCTTTCCGTGAGAAAGCCAACTAAGAAATGATAAGACTACAGGCTAACAATGGGTGTTTCGTACACCCACGGACCAACTCCCTCTCAGATTCTGTAGAGGTAGTGATAGTAGCTAGAGGTACTCTGTCTAGGAACTACTACCAAGGAAGCCAGTTAGTCTGTTGGTCTACCGACGGCACGGCTCCAGATGCTAAAGTAGCAGCCAGCAACAAACAGGCAAGCCGGTGCATGGACTGCACGCAGAGCATAAAACGTGGGGGGTACAGCCGAGGTGCGGCTTGTAAGTTTTACACTGTACTGACGTTGGCGTTTCCAGAAGACAACATAATGTGCGACCTACGCATAGGTGCGCTCAGCCTTTTCTCTAAAACAGTTAACAGGCTAAGTTGGTACAAGTACATAGAATATTTAGAACGGAACGAAGAAGAAGTAGAAAACATTTTAACTGAATTGTACTTTGTGGAAAGCTATAACTCCCACCAAGTATATTTTAAACCAGTTCGACCTTTAGCCGAGGAAGAACTTGCAACCGTGAAGCAGCTTATTAAAACTGCCCCACAACCAACCAATCCTTTTATAGGAAACACAGAGGAACTATTTATGGCTAATCAATCTCACATAGTTAAGGGCGTAGAAGCTCGTTACCCGCGTTTAGACAAGCCTTATCGGTTTGATAATAAAGCAGGGAAAAACGGCAAAAGCGTTCCATGTGACCCGACTGAAGACGGTGCGCGATACGAGTTAGACTTTACTCTTTCCCCTCAGCAAGCCAAAGCTTTGTATAAACTCATGCAGGGTGCATACACCGATGCTAAAAGCCGTGATGATTCGTGGCCCGAGAAGCTGGAAATGCCTTTTAAAAAGCAAGAAGACGGTACTTTTCTTGGCAAGTCGAGCCTTAAAGCTGCGTATAGCGGTAGTGTTACAGAGCCGCCTGCACAGTTCGACGCTAAGAACGCTAGGCTAGGTAATGACTTTATGCTCACTACTGGTAGCACAGTAAACGTAGCAGTTGAATTAATCCCCTACAAAATGGCGACTACAGGTGTATCTCTTAGACTACGCGGTGTACAGGTGCTTAAGTACTTACCGTACAAGCCACCATCTCCTTTCGGGGAAGAAGACGGCTTTACTAGCGGAGATGCTACGGATATGTTTACGGAAGAAGCTGAAGAAGATATGTTTGCAGCAGAGGAAACGCCAAAGAAAGCAGAACCTGTTGGGCAACTCGATTTGTTCGACGAGCCTGAAGAAGTTGTTGTCCCCGTTAAGCGCAAGAGTAAAAAAGCCGCTGCTCCTGTTAAAGACGAAGATATGGCTGACATTGTTGAACTATGGGGCGATGAAGACTAATGAGCTACGGCTATACAACACGGCTCAGTACTATGAACAAACAGGCTGATGGTTCCTTGTCTGGAGTAAAGCTAGGTCGCGTGTGCATCCGAAAGGAAGTTCCCGTGGCCGAAGTTGCGCTCCAGCTAGGAGTTAGCAGGCAAACTGTTTATAACTGGTTTACAGGCGCGCATGAGCCGAACGAAGACTTAAAAGACGCGGTAAAAATATTAATAGCTGAGTATAGGCGACAATGACTGACTTCAACCTCATAGACTATGTTGTCCCCAAGGGCGGCATCTATTGTGTGGTTGGCATGGGTGCAGACAATAGTTTTCGCCCTAAGTTTACTAGCGATAGAGAAGAGGTAGACGAGTTAGTCGAGCATTTTGTAGAGCAAGATGCGAACGTCTATTTCGCTTTAGCGAAGCTAAATAACTCAGGCAGGAAAGCTGAAGACGTAGAGTCTTTGCAATCCATATGGGTAGACTTAGACTGTGGTCCAGACAAGGTTGAAAACGAATCTTCTACTGGACTACCTAAAGGCTACGCAACTAAAAGAGAAGCACAGATTGCTTTAAAAAGTTTTTGTACGACGACGGGGCTACCAATACCTGCTGTAATAGACTCGGGTGGTGGTATACACGCGTACTGGGCGTTGACTGAAGAAGTACCTAGAGACAGTTGGCAACCCATTATAGATCGCTTAAAGCAAGTCTGTGCAACTCAAAAGTTTTACGCTGACCCAAATGTTTTTGACTCGTCTCGTGTGCTTAGAGTGCCGGGAACATACAATTATAAGTACGATCCCCCTGTTTTAGTAAAGGTACTGTGGCCTGCCGCCGGACGAAGCGCACCAGAGCGCATTACACCCGAAGAACTTAGAGACATCTTAGGTGTCGATGCTAACGCAGTCGTGGTGCAAAAAAGCCCCAGAGAACTTGACCCTTTGGAGCAACTATTACAGGGGAACTACGATAACGAGTTTAAAAAAATAGTAACCCGTACCGATGGGTGCTTGCAGTTGCAAGACTCTTTGAGAAACAGAACAACACTGGCGGAGCCTCGTTGGTTTAACGCTTTGTCTGTTGCTAAGTTTTGTAAAGATCGTGCAAAAGCTGCACATACTTTATCTCAAGGACACCCTGATTACAGCGCCGAGGCTACTGAAAAAAAGATGGAAGGCATCAAGGGACCGCACTCTTGCGAAGAGTTCGAGGGGAACAACCCCGGCGGTTGTAAAGGGTGCAAGCACAAGGGGAAAGTAACTAGTCCTATTAACCTAGGACAAATAATAAAAGTAAGTAAGTCCAGCCCCCATAAATACTTTGGCAGCTACGTAAGAGGGGAAAACGGCGGTATTTTTATCG